TCAAGTTTGTCAGTGTAAACAGTAGTATTGCTTAAGGTAGTATATACATTGGCCATTATTTGCTATCCTGATTGGGTTGAATCACCACAGGGCGAAACAACTCACGTGTTTGATGCAACACTCCAGGAATTTCTACTGGCTGTTGTCGGTACCCACTGGTAGCAGGACTGTGAGGGTTCTGCTGTGTGGGCGTGTTCAAGTTTTCGTTATAAGGCTTGTATACCATGTTATTACCCCTTGTAGGCTTTCCATTGATTGGTCAAATCAAAAATACTTTCTTCAACTTTTTTTTCTTTTTTGTCATCAACGGCTTTCTTGAAAGGTTCTTTCTTGTCGCCATCTTTGTCAACATCTAAAAAATCAGGTTTCTTGGCTTCCTTAATACCAGCAATGTCACGCATGCGCTGTAACTCTGCTTCGTAGGTGTGTTGACGATTTTCTTGGCTGGCAATCACAGGCACAGTGGTTTGACCAGTTGACTTGGGACCGTTCAGACCGCCACTGTACATCATGGCATCTTCTGTGCCTTCTTCTTCTGTGGGCCAATCAGGAGCATTTTCATCAATAGCCTTTTCAATATCACCGCATCCGCAATCGCCGCTGCCACAAGTTGGACAAGAAACTTTGCTGCCCATGTAACTGCCTTCATCACCACTGCCACCAAGACCTGCGTTTTTCAACAGCATGCCTAATTTAAGTGCATCTTCGTCAGACGCTGTAATGGTCAGGCTCTTGCCGCCTTCTGTGGAGTCGCTCATGTTGATGCTCATTGATTCAGCAATCATGGCTTCTAAGTCACGATTCAATGAATCATAGATGCCTTTGCCAAACCCAAATCCGCTAGACGCTGTTGGTGTTCCAGTACCGCCTTCTTCTTTGACTTTTTTAGGTTTGTCTTCTGAAGATCCTTTTTCTTTGGCGGCCTTTTTCATAGGTTCTTTTTTGTCGCCATCGCCATCAACATCGGCAAAATCAGGCTTGCTGCCAGAAGATTTTTTCTTTGGTGCAGAGTCATTATTGCTTTCAGGCTTGCTGTCAGACTTGCTAACTTTGTAGCCAGCTTTCTTCAACAATGCCATTGCAGCTTTAAGATCGCCGTGGTCTTCACCAGGATCAATGTCGTTTTCTTTGGTCATCAACTTTGAACGACCTGATGGTCCTTTGGCGCCCATTTTGCTACCTGTTCCTGCAGGACGTCCACGGCCGCGCTTGGCTGGTTGAGCATCAGCAGTGTCATCTGCGCCCACTGAATGACCTTGGTCATCCACTCTACGAGTTACTTTACGGCCAGTGGCAGTGTGTTCAATGTCGTGTTTGTGACCGCGTTCAACTGATCCAACCTTTGGTCGATCAGCACGTGGCTTTTTCCATGATGTAAACGGATTGTTATCATCGTCTTCGGCAGTTTCTTGTTTGCCGCCTTTGCGTAACATAGCAAAGTCGTTGGCATCTAGTTTGCCATTTTTGTTCATGTCAATTTTCTTTTGCTTGGGACTAAGTGCAGCCTTCATTGCTTCAGCAGCTACATCGCCCAAACGCTCGTCAACTTCTTTCTTGGCGCCGGCAATCTTGTCAGCAAAAGTAATTTTGTCTTTAGGTTCAGCAAGTGCAGCAAAGCTCTTGGCCTTGGCTGGTGACATTTTTTCTTTAACTTGCTTGGGATTGGGTTCTGCGCCTGGCTTCATACCAGTCTGCGGAACACCCATCTTGCGTTGTAGGTCACGCATCATGTCAGCATCGTCGCCGTGGCCTAGTTTGTTTAACACAGCGCCGCCAACTTTCTTGGCCATACCGCCAACTTTCTTGGCCATGTCGCCCATGCTTTCTTTGGCAGTTTTTTCAGTGTCCATGCCTTTTTCAGCATAGTGACCAAGAGCAGCTCCAGCAGCGCCACCCAGCGGTCCGGCAGCCAATGCTCCTAATCCGCCACCAACAGCAGCACCAGTGGCGCCTTCGTCATACTTGTCGTATTTTTTGCGAACAGGATCTAATGCCTTGCCTTCACGTCCAGCTTTGGCCAATGCTTCCATACCTTGCTTGCCATACTTTTCATAACCCTTGGCTGCACGGCTCATGTCACGTTCGTTAAGTTGACCGTGTGTGGTTTCTGGCTTCTCACGAATGGAATCCAGCTTTTTGTTTAAGTCGTAAAAAAATGTCATTTTGATTATCCTCTTGGGTTGGCGCCGGTTGCAGGCTTGGGTTGACGTTTGATATTGGTCATAGGGCTCTTGTTGCCCTGGGGAAGTTGGTTAGTGGTTTTAGCAGGTGGAGTCTTTTCTCCAGCAATAGTAAAATCACTGCGGTAAGCATTTTTCAACACAGCATGATCGTATGGACCAGTTGAGTAGTCTTTGCTAAGTGCTCGCTGAGCAGCATCAGGTGTTGGATAGTCTGTGTCAGCCAACAAGTTTTTGTTTTCAGCTTCAATCTTGTCTGCTTCATCAACCAGGCCATCAACGTGAGCTTGAGTCTGCATCACAATAAGATTGGGATTGCCACCGAGCATTTGAAACAGTTGTTTGATCTGCGGCTCAATAGCAGGATACTTGAAACTCACATCAAACATTGTCACAGCATCATTCTGATTGTTTGGAAAGTCTGTGAGGATCTTTTGAATAGGAGTGGTCTTGGCATCGCCCAACTTAGTTGGATCAAATTGATCCAGCTTGGTTTTGAGTTGACGCACAAGATCGTCTGGAATGCGGCCGCACATTTTGATACGATAGTCGTATGTGCGTTCGCTTTCTGCTAGATATTTGGCAAATGGTTTCATGTCAGGTTCCTGTGATATATTTATTCATTTTGTGCTTTTTGGTTCTTGGCACCAATAATTCTGTCCAACAACTCATTGCGACTGAGCACATGGCCTTGGCCTTGCTGTGGCTGTTTTTCTTCAGGTTGTTGCTGATCTAATCGTGCTTTTTTCATTTGCAAATCGATCATCTTGAGTTTTTTGTCCAGCTTGGCAGTTTTGGCTGTGATTGCATGTCCCAGCATGTTTGATGCTACTGAAAATATTTCGCTGGCAAATCGACTGTCTACCTGCATGCCAAGATCCATTAGGTCTCGGTAACTGGAAGTGGCGAGGTCACTAAGCTCGTCCATTTCTTTATCAGTAGATTCCAAGCCTCGCACAGCCGGCAAGGCCGCATCTATTTTGTCAATGGCTTGATCTAATGCAACGATGGTGTTGCGATTTTCCTCTAAGGCAGGAACAGCCAAGTCTATTTCTTTGTCAGAAGGGGGTAAATCGAAGAGTTCTTCTAGTTTTCGTGTCATGCCATATTTATGGACTTACGGACGACCGTTATGAAACATGTCATTTTCGGTGATGACTCGAAACGTCATACCATTGCGTCTAGCCCATTTGGTTGCAGCGTCCCATTTGGCATAGTTGATTGCTACCACTGCTCGGTCTCTACTGCTCATTTTTGATTCCACTACACTTTGCTTTTTGGGCTTGATTTCAATCAACTCTGCTCGCACAGTGTTGTCTCTATTGCGATAGGTAATCAGAAAATCAGGTATGTATTGGGTCATTTTACCTGTGAGCGGATGGCGGTATGGTATGGCTATGCTTTCACTGGCCCATTGCAGTATGTGATCGTTGCTGTCACAAAATCTCATAAAGCTGTGTTCCCACCCAGAACGAAATCTAGGTGTGCCCTTGCCCACGTATTTGGCAGGGTTTTGAACTACGTATTGACCTTGGGCCCAGCGACTCATTGCAATACGTTTCTAGCCACGTATGCGTTTGGTACCACTGCCACACCCACACCCAGCAGTGTGGCACGGCTGCGTATTTGATTGAGGTAGTAGGCCAAGCTGGCATTTAGATTTACTCCATTGGTGCCCTGAAATTCTTTGAGCAATGTCAAGGCTGGAATGTTAGTACTTGAAGCAACTTGAAACAAACTTGATGTAAAGTTTCCAGCTGAATTTTTGTTGCCCATTTCTTTTAAGAAATAGCTGTAGACCACATCATATTCAGCAGCCGGCACGTTGACTTCAAATTTGTAAAAGTTATCAAAAACTCTTACAGTTGCATCAATGTTAGGGTTAACGGCGTTTACAGTGCTCATGTGTTATGTTCCATTAGGAGTTGATGGTGATGTCTTTGGAGTTGGAATAAACACACCAGTAGGACGGTTCATCACTGATCGTGTGGCAGATGCTACTCCGCCCAACAACACTTGAGTTCCAAGTGCAGTGGCTTCGCTTTTTACCACTGCTGCCAGGCCTGGGCCCTTGTTGCCGCCAAAAGTTTGATATGTGCGCATGGCTTTTTGTGCTGCTCCAATTAGTCCACCCACTGTGCCGCTTTGCAAATCACCAATGATGCCTGCACCTGCATCTAGCAAGCCGCCTTGACCAAAAATTGTACGATTGCCACCCGGACGAGCAATTGGACTGACTGTGGTGTCATAGTGACTGCGATCAGCAAATCCTTGCACGTTAACATCAGGTCTACTGCTGCCAACTGCGCCATCATAGTATTTTACAGTTTCATAATCTATAGTCATGGTATTTTCCATGATGCCACCACCTTCAGTGTAGTTATAGGTATCGTGGTTCCAGTTTGATATTACAGGATTGATTAGCACATACTCAGCAAACTTGCGCTGATCCAGGCCGTAGATTCGGATGTCTCTAAAGAAAGGAGGCTTGCCACCGCCGGTGCCTGAACCAGTGCCATCCAGCCAGCTTTCACCTGAATATCCCCAGCCGTTGCGATTTTGAATGGTATCAGAATAGATGTCTCTGGTGTTGAGACTCGATCCAGTGGTTTGATTGTTTACTGTACCATTAGTGCCGTTGGTAGCAGATGCTGCCAAATACTGTTGGGTCGGATCTTTGTAGTAGTAGGAATAGTAATAGTACCACAACTTGCGAGCATTGTCTCCACCATCGTCATGAAAGGTGAGAGTCACTGGCTGGTAATCAATTTTGGTTTGAATTATTCTTTTGCGATTGTATTGATTCAGCGTCTCAGTGGCCATTTTGTATTTTGGCAGTTCAGCTGTTTTGACCAAGAGACTGAGGTCATTGCGTTCTTGATTTCCAAATACGCCTGCTGATCTCAAATAAGGAATGGCATCTGTGTTTATGGTAAAACTAACGTGGAACAAGAACTTAAACCGAGGTTTAAGTTCGTAACTGTTCGTGGTGAAAGTTTTACTTGCGTGAGTGTAGTCACGCAAGGTATTGTTGCCAATGAATCCCTGAAGGATTTCATTACCAATGCCAAAAGGGCCGCCACCGTTGGCCATAAGTTATCCTTATGCGCCTTGACCAGCGCCTGTTACAACATCGTTAATTGTGCGGCCAATTGCACTGCCAACTCCTGAGCCTTCAGGTGTCTGGTTGGCGTTATCGTAAGCAATGCTCATTTCAATTGTGGCTGCTTCGTTGGTACCATAGTTCAAGTCACCATAGTTGGCACCTTTGAGGTAGCAACCATACAACTCCCAAGTTTCAAGAACGTTGATTTCTGTTGCGCCATTGCCGCCGTCAAGCACTTGAATCTTGGTCAAGAACTTGTAGTCGATACCAGATGCAGCAGAAGCCATTTCCAAAAAGTCCATTTGCTTTTGAAGTTGCTCGCCAATCAAGCGTGAAATTTGTCCTGATGCATCATCACGCAGCGACACTGTGATGTCGGCCCAGGTGTGCTTGCCGGCCAATTTCAATGTTGAATTATAAATTGGAATTGTAATTTCTTCAAAAGTCAAATTTGGGCGTGTGGCGCTGACAACTTGCTTTGTAAGTTCTGTAGTTGGTTTTGAAACACCAAAGTTCTCAAAAAACACTCGAAAGCGATATTTGAGTTTGGGCATCAACAGACCCTGAGCATTCGAGCTTTGGTCGCTTGCCAGTGGTACTGTCATTCTCTGTAGTGATGAAACTGCCATTTGTAGTAATCTCCTATATTGTTATTTACCTGGAATGGAGGCGGATTAAAACCGCCCCCAATTTGGTTTAGCCTCCAGCAGCGATTTCACCAGTGTTCTTGATACGCAATGGAATATAGATAAACTCCACTGCCTTCACTGGTTCTATGGCAATATCAACCCACAACTCATT